TCGAACGACACTTTGTTAGCCGCTTGGATAGCCGCCTTACGTCCGTCTGGGGTCGAGATGTCAGTCTCTGACAGTATCTTACGTAGCTCTGGTTTAGCTTTAACCAGGCGATCTAGCTCATTGAACTCAAGCAAATTCTTTTTGTAGCTCAACTCCGTGTTGCGTATATCCCTACCTTCTTTAGTTAGGAATAAAGCCTCTTTGGAGAAGCCCATAGCGTTAAGTTGCTTTGCCGCCGAGAAGTAGGCATCAGGGTCGTTACTGTCTTTAACGGTAGTCATTAGCTTCTGGACTTCCATCGCCTTCTTCTCTTCAGGCGTAGTCAGTCCAAACATACCCGCCGTACCCTCAGCGAGTAATGCACCCGTGTTGTAACCACCTGCTGCAACCTGACCCAGTAGCGCATCCATGCTACCGCCCATACGGGCTGTAGCTGCTTGGTTCTCAAGAATGCTATCGAATCGCTTGGCACGTATTTCATCAGGAGATGTGAAAAGTCCACCTAGATCAGCCATTATTGATTACTCCCGAATGGTGAGTTGTACTTCATCAGGTTAGCACCGAAACCTCCGAAGAGATTAGCAGAGTTTAAGCCTGCCGCCATGTTAGCTTGTGCGGCTGTTAAGCCACCCTGTAGCAATGCATTGGCTGATGTACCTGCTGCTTGAGCATTGTAACCACCCAACTGAGCACCCAATTCAAGAGGCGTAAGACCGAGCTGTTCAACACCAATACCTGTCTGGAACAATCCAGTGCCACGAGAAATAGCCTGATCCAGTTCTGTCTGACTCTGCACTCGTGATTGTTGTGCTAGCTGTTGGTTAGCCAGTTCACGTGCCTTGTTCATACCCAAGACATCAGGCTGATACATGCCAGAGTTGTAGCCAGCCCCTGCTGCTTCACCTGCTAGGCGCATACCCAGACGACCAGACCCGAACAAGTCTTGCTGTAACCGCTGGTTCTCTTGCGCTCGCATAGGCTGCATCATGGTCTGCATTTCGTTGTAGTACTGCTGAGCACGTGCGTTAGGGTCTAGGTTGCTAGGCAGTGTAGCGCCAGCCATCGTGAGGTATTGGTCACGGAATGCCTGTAGTGCAGGGTCTAGCTCATACATTGCTCTCTGATTTTCTGTATCAAAGAAGCTTGTACCCAAACCTGTACTGACAGCGTATGGACGAAACGCGGCTGTCTCTGCGGCCTTCTGCGCTGTAGCACCGATGGACTCAGCCGCATCTTTTGCTGACTGACTAGAGAGGTAGTTGCCTCCTAGTGTTAGCAGTCCTCCGACAAGACCCGAGTTATTACCTAACCAACCTGAAAAATCCATTATTCAACCCTCTTAGACATACTTGATGTAGTATTCTGTACCTGCATCAGATGTCAGATTTGGTACATTGAACGTAGTTGATCCATCACCTGAACCAAAGGTAGTGCCGATCAAAGCAAACAGCGTAGGATAACCTGCACGACTCACAGCACTACCATCCGCTACTAAGTAGCCAGTAGGAACAGGACTACCGAAAGCCATAAGGATCAATGCACCTACAGGCACAGCTAGCAGTAGCTCTTGCTGAACAAACGCTGTGGTAGCCACTTGTGTTGTGTTTGTCTGAGCCGCAGCTGTTGGTGCAGTGGGGACACCTGTTAAGGCAGGACTAGCCTTGTTAGCTTTAGTTGCGATGTGTACTGCAATCTCTGCAAACTCATCATCAATCTCTGTACCCTTTACGATCTTGGCAGGATTACCTGTAAGTAATGAATCCTTAGCCGCGAAGTCCGTGAGTTTCACGTAGTCACTCATTAGTAGGTTCTCCCGTCTTTAACATAAATATCCAATCGCTGAATGGACAAAGGCATTCCATCTATCTTAGCCTCTAATCCAATCTGAATTACGTTACCGTCTCCACCCATCGGAGCACGTACCTGATCTACAATCGTACCAAACGAAAACTCAGACAGATTATACTCGGCTATTCCATACTCAAAGTTCTGGATGTTATCTAGCGTAGTAGGGTATGAGCGGTAGTCGTTCACATAATCAAAGCCAGCCTTCAACACTAGCGCCTGTGAGTTACCACCTATGGCTGTCACGCCTATACGCTTGAGAACCTTCAGCTTGGTGGCGTCTTCGAAGTCAAAGAAGTTAGTGTAGTACTTCATGTAGTAGTACACACCGTTATCTTGGTAGGTTGCGTAACGAGCTAACCCATCTTCTTGAGCGAAGTGCATCACCTTATTAATCATAAAGACAGACTGATGTAGCTGGTTGTCCCATATCGTGACACGTGCTGCACCATCAGGCAGGAGTGAGCGAGTATCGAAGCAATAGATTCGCTCAAACTGCGGCAGTAACAGGACATAGAAAGCATCCTCTGCTGAGTAGGCAGACTTGATAGTGGACGCATCCATCTGATCTACGGCATACACTAGCTCATCACGGATGTTCTTAGAGAGGTCACGCATCGGTTGACTCTTCTCTTGAATCACACGACCTAAGCTCAGCAAACCCTGAGAGGATAAGAACAGGAGATCGGAGCCTGTGTATTGCAATGAATCTCTAGCCGCACAGCCCACCCCTGTAATCACCTCAACCAAAGACATATTGATTGGGTCTAGGATGGAGTCACCTGCGCTGGCGTAGATAACGATGTTATCTTTACAGAGGATAACCAACCGTCCGTTCATAGCAGCTAGCGCAACAATCTCATCATTGCCTTTAACCAAGACAGACGACAGATCAATGCTACCCGCTGAGCCTGTATCAAAGTTAGTGCCATCTAGCAGATCAGACCAGTACACCGTTGTCTTGCTTGAGGTGGTGTCTGCCAGCCAGAGTCTTCCGTAAGCAGACATAGACGCATTAGCACCATCAATAGCCGCTAAGTTTGTTGTGGTTGTTCCTGCTGTAGAGATGTCCTCAACAGTGTTACCCACTGGATCATAGTAACGAGGCTCATCACCTGACTGTACGAAGAAGGCTTTGTCATTCAGCGTAGCGGCAGAGAAGTTGCCCGTAGCAAAGGCTGTTGAGTTATCTGTTACTGCTGCTAGCGTGGCAGTGCCTGAGTAGAAGGTGTCGTTAGACCATGACAGCACAGTGCGTGTGCCATCAATATCAATAAACTCAAACGCTCCGTTAATGTCAGTGCTTGTACCGCCTGAAGTCGTGACATACTCCCACCCTTTACGAGCACCTAAGCGTCCATATTTATCTATGACACAGTTATCTGCCTGTAACGCAAAGCCAGCAGACAAGTTAACACTGCTCTCCTGAGTGTTTAGCCCGTAAAATCCCGGAGCTGCTACGCTTGCAGACAGTAATTGTTTTGCCATTACACCACCTGCCAGATAGTTTCTTCAGGATGTTTAGCCGCATCCAAACTTACAGCATCGGCTAGAGCACGTTGCGCTGTAATGTAAGCAGAGGATGAAGCAACACCCATATCCTCACCACGTTCTTCAATGGCTTTAGCATACGCCAGTTTAACCACAGCATTAGCAGGGATATACAACTGGTCAGTGTCCGCTGATAGATCAGGTGTACGTAGGACAAGGTTAAAGCGTATAAGGTATTCAGCGTCAGGCTTAGGGAATACTTCAACGATGGTATCACCTGCACTGTTCTGCCCGTTGAACGAGTAGTATTCAGGCGGCCCCTCTGTCACTGCATCAGGTAGGAGATACTGCTTGGTAAACCACTCAGCAGGACGGTACTCCATGACAGCATTAGAGGTGTCGTTGATAACGTTCAGCATCGTAGGACGATTGCCGCTACCTGTCAGGACATAACTGAATGTACCTGCTTCAGTTGTTGCTGTCAGTGTGTCTCGTACAGCACTCCACTGCCATGCATCTTCCACTTCACGCTTAGCATCATTAACTAAATGACCAATAAGCTTTGAGTATGTATTCGCTGTAACTGACGGTACTTCACGTTCACGCAGTCTAAGGAGTACAGAGTTAACTAATTCTAGGTATGTCATTTTGATTAGTCTCCGAATGTTCCGCTTGTGTCGAACGTACCGCTACCGAATGAAGGACTAGAGCTAAAGTTAGCTGAGTAGCCTGTATTAGAATTCGATACCGTGTAGCTATCACCGCTACTACGTACACTATCAGGAGCGTAGCTGTCAGTGTATGAGCGACCTGCTTCAGCATTGGCTGCTGCTTGCGCTGCTATTGCTATACGTCTAGCTGCTTCTGCTTCTGCAACTCTAGCTGCTTCTGCACTTTCCAGTGCTTTTGGATCAACAACAGAGAA